GCAACAGTTAATCAATTACGTCAATCCTTTCAAATCCAAAAACTTTTGGAGCGTGATGCACGCGGAGGTACTCGTTATACTGAAATTATTAGGTCACATTTTGGTGTTATTTCTCCTGATGCTCGCTTACAGCGTCCCGAGTACATCGGGGGTGGATCAACCAATATTAATATTAATCCGATCGCTCAAACGTCGGGTACTAATGCTAGTGGAACTACTACCCCTATGGGCACACTTGCTGCTATGGGTACTGCCTTGGCTCATAATCATGGCTTTACTTACTCGTCTACTGAACACGGTGTAATTATCGGGTTAGTAGCGGTACGTGCAGACCTTACGTATCAACAGGGTCTGGCTCGCATGTGGAGTAGATCAACACGTTATGATTTCTATTTCCCAGCTTTTGCAACTTTAGGCGAACAAGCCGTATTAAATAAGGAAATTTATGTTACAGGTGGTTCTGGGGATAATGATGTATTTGGCTATCAAGAACGCTGGGCAGAATACCGATATTATCCTAGCCGCATTTCAAGTTTGTTCCGTTCTACTGCTTCTGGAACTATTGATGCCTGGCATCTTGCACAAAAATTCACTGCTACACCTACGTTGAACACAACGTTTATACAAGACACACCACCAGTGAGTCGAGTTGTAGCAGTTGGATCAGCTGCTAACGGACAACAGTTTATTTTTGATAGCTTTTTTGATTGTAAAAAAGCACGACCAATGCCAATGTACTCAGTACCTGGCTTAATCGATCATTTCTAATATGTTTAGTGGAATAGTTGATTCAATATCTAACGCTTTTCAAGGCGTTGGAGCAAAAGATTTAATAGCACCATTAATCGGTGCTACTGGATCTTTTTTAGGAACTAATTCCGCAAATCAAGCGAATTTGCAATATATGCAAAACGCAAACGCTTTTAATCAAGCGATGTCTGATCGACAAATGGAATTTCAGAAACAAATGCGAGCTACACAATATCAAACAACTGTAGAGGATCTTAAGGCCGCTGGCCTTAATCCTATGCTAGCTTATAGCCAAGGAGGAGCTGGTACTCCAGCGGGTGCTGCTGCAACATCATCAACACCACCTAAAGTAGAAAATGCTATGGCTAATGCAGTTAACGCTGCGTTAACTGCTAGTCAAGCTCAAACTCAATTAGTACAAAATCAATTAACTCAAGCTCAGACTAACCAGTCTGACGCTACTGCTGATAATTTAAAATCACAAACTGCTAATAATCGTGATTTAAATCCAAATATTAGACAAGAATTAAAAAATTTAACTGCTCAAGAACTTTTAGCAAAAGCTCAAATTAGAGCTAATAATGCTAGAGCAGCTTTAGATGAATCTATTCATCCTAAGTATGCTGCGGAAGGTCAATATCATAAAGATTTTAGTTATGCTCCATTTATAGCAAAAGATATAGGACAAGTTGCTTCGTCTGCTTTTGGTTCATTAAATGCTTTAAAAAATCTTATAAGGAAATAAAAATGTCAAAAAACGCTGTTTTTTTACGTACACCATATAACTATGACAGAGATGCTGCAACCAATGAGTCAGGTTTGGCTTGTGAGGAGCCATCCCTGGCTCAGCAGCATTTCAAAGATGAGTGTGATATCAACACGATATTACAAAAATTTAACATTACAGGTCTATTACCTGAAGCCCCATTATCGCCCCGTTATGGCGATTTTACAGGTATCGGTGACTACCATACCGCATTAAACAGAGTTATCGCTGCTCAAGACGAATTTGAGGCATTACCAGCCCAAATTAGAGCAAGATTCGATAACGATCCTTCAAAATTAATTGACTTCTTGGAAGACAATAACAATCGACCAGAAGACGAGGAACTCGGATTGGTCGAAAAAGCAGCTGCCGAAGACGTAGAAGCTGCAAAAACAACCCCTGAAAAGGCGGCCGAATAGGCCGTAGCACAGTTACCTTACTTGATGTAACTGTGCTAGTTGACACCAAACCGCAAAATGTCATAAAAAAAGGAGTTAAATATGATGTATAGAAAACCAGTTAATAAACGTCGTTCGGCTAAATCTTTTAGACGTAACGCAAAACGGACGAAGTCCGCAAATATGGCAAAATCTCCACAACGTGGAGGCTGGAGGCTCTAAAAAAGCCCCCAGGCACCTCACATGCCTTGTTATCACCCAATAAGTGCATTTCAATGCACTGATGGATCAATAGTCTTCTCAGAATTGAGAAGACACGATATATCTCGATCATTAAACTTACCCTGCGGTCAATGTGTTGGCTGCAGGTTAGAACGCTCACGTCAGTGGGCAATTCGATGCATGCACGAAGCCCAAATGCATGAAAAAAACTGTTTTATAACCCTCACTTATGACAATGCACATCTCCCAAGCGATAGATCATTACACTACCGAGACTTTCAACTCTTTATTAAAAGATTACGAAAACGGTACTCTGGACGAAGAATTCGTTATTACATGGCTGGAGAATATGGTGAAAACCTTGGCCGTCCGCACTGGCATGCTTGTATCTTCGGACTCGATTTTGATGATAAGAAATTATGGGACAGGAGTCCCGCTGGTTCTCTCTTATATCGATCCGAAAACCTTGAATTACTCTGGCCATTTGGTTATTCCACCATTGGAGACGTTACTTTCGAATCCGCTGCCTACGTGGCTAGATACATTATGAAAAAGGTAACAGGAAAAAACGCAAAAGAACACTATACTGAGATTAACCCTGAATCAGGGGAAATCATTACTCGTAAACCCGAGTTTACGAAAATGAGCCTTAAACCTGGTATTGGCTATGAATGGTATAAGCAATATACTTCCGATGTATATCCACACGATTATGTGATAATTCGTGGAAAAAAAGTCAAACCTCCAAAATACTATGATAAAAAATATAAAATAGATCAACCGTATGAGTTTGACGAACTGCTTTACATTAGAGAAAAAACTGCTAAACTTCATCATGAAGACAATACACCAGAGCGATTGCTTGTAAAAGAGCAAGTCGCAAAGGCAAAACTTCAAAAACTTAAACGTAACCTCACTTAAGGATAATTCCTCATGAAATTAACACTATGTTCTGTAAAAGACCGGGCAGCAGATGCTTACGGTCGACCAATGTTTGTTCCTTCTGTTGGTGTCGCAATTAGGAGCTTTAGCGACGAAGTTAACCGCTCTGACCCTGAAAATCAGCTATTTAATCATCCGGATGACTTTGATTTATACGAATTAGGAGAATTTGATGATAATTCTGGACAATTCGCTTTACATGATCAACCAAAACTATTATCTTTAGGGAAACAGGTAAAAATACCTAAAGAATGATTTTAACAAGCCGACTCAAAGGGTAGTTTCTTTGGGTCGGAATAAACTTAGGAGCTCGTTAACATGCATCGTAATCAATCGGTAAATGTTCATCAATTTACAATGATTCCAAAGGCCGATATTCCTCGGTCATCGTTTGACTGTCAGTCAACGCATAAAACAACCTTTGACGCTGGTTATTTAGTACCAGTATATGTAGATGAGATGCTCCCAGGCGATACATTTCGCCTGAACATGACGGCATTTGCCCGTCTAGCTACTCCTCTTTATCCAGTTATGGATAATATGCACTTAGATTCATTCTTTTTCTTTGTTCCAAATAGATTAATTTGGAGCAATTGGCAAAAATTTATGGGTCAACAAGCTAATCCCGATAGTTCTATATCGTATGTTGTACCCCAACAAGTATCCCCAGCTGGCGGATACGCTATAGGTTCATTACAAGATTATATGGGTTTACCTACTGCTGGACAGGTTACTGCCGGCAATACTGTAAGTCACTGTGCCTTTTGGCCACGTGCTTACAATCTTATATACAACGAATGGTTTAGAGATGAAAACTTACAAAATTCTGTCGTTGTTGATACTGGTGATGGCCCTGATACTGTGGCTAACTATACTTTACTACGACGTGGAAAACGAAAAGATTACTTTACTTCTTCCCTTCCATGGCCTCAAAAAGGTGCTTCTGTAACATTACCATTAGGAACAAGTGCACCAGTTTATGGAACTGGCAAATCACTTGGTATTACTAATGGAACTACTGCATATGGTTTATATGCACAAGGTACTACAGGTACCCTCTTTACTAATACCGTTGCTTATAATCAAACGCCACCAAATACAAGTGGTACTTCTTCACAAGCAAGCGGAGCGTCTCTTGGTGTTGTAACTTCTGGAGTGTCTGGACTTTATGCTGACTTATCTTCTGCGACTGCCGCAACAGTTAATCAATTACGTCAATCCTTTCAAATCCAAAAACTTTTGGAGCGTGATGCACGCGGAGGTACTCGTTATACTGAAATTATTAGGTCACATTTTGGTGTTATTTCTCCTG